GCGGGAGGGCGGGGGGGGGGGGCGGGGCGGGGGGGCGGTGTCGGGCCGGGGCGGCGCCGGCGGGGCAGTCGGCCGAGCAGGCCTTGCAGGCGAGGCACAGGTCGAGGGCCTCGAGGACCTCGGGAGAGTCGATGGCCTTGATGAGCTGCGAGTTCGCGGCCTCCTGGAGGATGCGGGCGCGCCCGCGGGGCGCGGCCCCGGGAGGCGTCTCCCGCCCCCAAGCGGTGGAGGTGTCCCCCGCGCTGGGGTCGGGCAAGCCTCTGCCGCAGGCTGCGGCAGAGGGGCGGCTGCGGCTCACGCAGCTGATCGGCGGGGACATGCAGCTGGCGAAGGTGCATGCGTCTCGCCAGTCGATGCGGGGCTACCCGGAGGAGGGGCAGTTCTATCGGCGTGTGCTCACGGGGCGCGAGAATTGCGCCCTCTGTGTGGTCGCGTCGACGCAGCGCTATTACCGTGGTGACCTGCTGCCGATTCACCCGGGATGCGACTGTGGGGTGCAGCCTCTTCCTCCGGGCCTGGCGGTCAATCAGGTGATTGACGAGGACTTGCTCGAACAAGTCCACCAGATCACGGCGGACCGTCTCGGGGTCTCGGACCGGGGTGGGCGTACACCGGATTATCGAAAGCTCCTGACGGTCAGTGAACACGGCGAGTATGGGCCGACGCTGTCGTGGGCGCAGCCCAAGGCCAAGCCCAAAACCAAGGCGGGTGGGGCTGAGCCGCCTAAGCCGCCCAAGCCCCCGAAGAAGACCACGGCACAACCGCCGGATGACTCCGATCGTTTAAAGCGCCTGATGAGCGTTCCTGCCGAAAAATGGCATAAGACGCTTCAGTATGAGGGTGGGGACGTGACAGGGATTCCCGGAGAATTCCGGTATCCGGGGCATGGGGACGGGCGGGTGTTCATCCCGGCTGTTTCGGTCAGAGATGCGCCCAGTGAGCATGAGGTGCTCACGGCGCTGCGCCTGGCGGAAGATGGGATGGACGTGCTGTTCCGCATAGATTCGCGCGAAAAAGGCGCGAAGAACCCAGACGTGGAAATGAATCAGCAGGTCTGGGAGTTCAAAGCACCCACGGGGGAAGGCAAGAACACCGTCGATTCGCAGATGAAGCGAGCGGGGAAACAGGCTGAACGCCTGGTCCTCGATCTACGCCGTTGCGAACTCGACGATAAGAAATCGATCCGGGATGTCCGGCAAGGTATGCAGGGTCGTCATCTTACCCAAGTGATTGTCGTAGATCATGCAGGAAATATTGTCCACATTCCGTGAGTGTGCTATCCTAGCGCTGAGGACATCCCGGCAGCCCCTTCGGGCAGCCCAGGTGTCCTTTTCACATAATGCTCAAACTAGCCGACCTCGGACGTAATGCCTGGGTCGGTTTTTTGATACCCAACCAGCCCCCAGCCGTAACGGTGTGGGGGCTTTCGTGTACCCGGAATGGGAGGAATCACCATGAAGAACCACTTGAAGCACCGTCCCTACCTTCGCTTCGTCGACGCCCCGTCCGCAGAAACGGGAGGGGATGCGACGTCCTCGCAGGATGCCCCCGCTGCCACCGCTGAGGATACGGCCCAGCAGGTTGACTGGGAGGCGGAGGCGCGGAAGTGGAAGGAGCTCTCTCGCAAGAATGAGTCTCGGATGAAGGAGAACGCCGAAAAGGCGCGCTTATACGACGAGGTTCAGGAGCAGGGCAAGTCCGAGCTGCAGAAGGCGCAGGAAGCGGCGGCGAAGGCTGAGGCGCGAGCTGCGGCGATGGAGGCTGAGGCGATGCGAGCGAAGGTCGCGGCAGCGACGGGCGTGGACGCAGACCTGCTGTCTGGCTCGTCAGAGGAGGAGCTGAGGGCATCTGCTGAGCGTCTCCTGGCGTGGCGCGGCGCGCAGGTGCCCAAGGGTGCTCCCGCGACGGATGCGGGGGTTCGTGGTGACGAGATCAGGGCTGCCAGGCAGCTCACCCGGGAAGACCTCAAGAAGATGTCTCCCGCAGAGATCATCAAGGCCCGTCAGGACGGGCAACTGAACAACATCATGGGCATCGCATAAGCGGGCCAAGAAAGGACACACAATGACTCTCACGCATTTCATTCCGGAGCTGTGGTCGGCCAGCATCCTCGAGAACTTCCGCCGTGACACGGTGCTCGTCGGGATGGCGAACCGCGAATACGAGAAGGCCTTCACCGCGGGCTCGAAGATTCACATCCCCGGCATCGTCGATGTGAAGGTGAAGGACTACAAGACCGGCGCGGTGACTGCGTCCGGCGGCACTAAGGTGCCGCGCACGACCGTCCCCGATGCCGTGGAGTCCACGGGCATCGAGATCACCATTGACCAGGAGAAGAGCTTCGACTTCCTGGTCGATGACATCGACGCCGCGCAGGCGAACCAGTCGCTCGACGCGTACACCAAGTCGGCGGCGGCAGCGCTCGTCGAAGACGCGGAGACCTTCCTGACCGCGATACTGACTTCCAAGGGCACGGCGGTCACGGGCATCGCGAACCCGACGAACTGGGAGACCGCATACGGCGCAATCCTGAAGCTGCGCGGCAAGCTCTCGGCCGAGAAGGTCCCCGCCATGGACCGCGTGCTCCTGATCAACGCGGCCTTCGAGGAGTTCCTCCTCTCTGACGGCTCGAAGCTCACCAGCTTCGACAAGTCGAACATGACGGATGGCCTCCGCGAGGCGACGATCGGTCGTCTCCTGGGCTTCGACGTGGTCACGAGCCCCTGGCTCGATAACACGAAGCCGATGGCCGTTGCCTTCCACAAGCCGTCCGTGGCCTACGTGTCCCAGGTCGAGAAGACCGAGTCGATGCGTGCCGAGCAGACCTTCGCAGACCGAGTTCGCGGTCTGCACGTCTACGGCGGCGCGGTTCTGCGCCCGAAGGCGATCCAGGTCTTCAAGGCGGCATGATGCAGGTCAAGGGAGAAAACGGAATCACGTTCGAGCTCGCGGACGAGGTCGCCACGGCAATGATCACGGCAGGCATCCTCAAGGAGATCACCTCCGATGAGGCCTCGCCTTCCAGTGAAGACATGCCGGCCGACGAAGGCGACACTGCTGAGGAGACTTCGAAGAAGTCCAAGAAGTAGGGGGGGACGATGCCTGTTCCGCTGGTAACTGTCGAGGACATCGAGGCCGCTCTCGGCCGTCCCCTCACAGACTCGGAGTCGGCGCGGGCAACGTTCATCGCTGACAAGCTCGCCGAGGCCTTCAAGGCGCGCTCACGCCAGACATTCACCGTCGAGCAGTACACGCACCGCCTGAAGGTCGACGCGGGTGGACGAGTCGTCCCAACACGGGCGCCGCTCGTCTCCGTCGAGGCTGTCACGACAGACGACGGGCAGGCGATCCCCTACAACGTCAGGCACGGCTTTATCCAAGTCGGCGCACCCGCGAACGAGTTCGTGGTCGTCACCTACGAGGCGGGCCTCTCCGAGGTCCCCGCAGCGGTTCGACTACAGCTCGCAGACAGCGTGCGACGTATCCTCCTCATTCCCGACGCCGCCGCTCAAGGGGCAACCCAAATGACCGAGACGACGGGACCGTTCACGCAGTCCCGCCAGTACGCGACATGGGCAGTGGGCGGACAAGCCATCCTTTCCCCAGACGACCAGGCGCTCGCGGATGCGTACCGCCCGCGCCGCGCCGGGCATGTCTGGGTGATGGGAGGGGCCTGACGTGATGGAGGAATGGAAGACCCCGATTCAGGTAGAAAGAGCCGTCCATCGTGACGGGGACGGCTACCTCGTCGAGGAATCGAAGCCGCGCCTCATCGGGGGGTGCCTGATCGCGCCGGGGCAGTTCACTGTGCCGGGCTTGCTCGATCAGGCAGCCTCTGAGCGGGCCGACGAGACCGCGACACTCTACCTCCCGAGGGGAATAACGCTGAGCGTCGGGGATGCCATCCGTGTTCCGGCTGAGCATCCTCTCGGTGGGACGTGGAGGGTCGAGGAGCCATCCTCGCCGTGGCCGCGCGGCACGGCTGTCGTGATCTCACGGAGGTGAGTGTGGCAGTCAAGTTCGTGCGAAATGACGTCTCAATTGAGGCTCTCCTGCAATCCGAGGCCATCGGCCGCGCGATGGTCAGCGAAGCCGAAGCGGTGCGCGCTGCGGCCGAGGCAGCGGCCCCGAAACGGGATCGCGTGCTCTCGGACGCTTACAAGGTCGAGGCTGTGACAGCCACGGTGAAGACGCGCCGAAACGGCTCGTCTCGTAGGGCTGCAGGCAGAGTCTCCAATGATGCCCCGCATGCCGTGCCCGTCGAGTTCGGGCACTTCACCAGAGACGGCCGCCGCGTCCCCGGACGCCACACGCTCGGGAAACTCGCGGGCTCAAAGCGCGCACGACGAGGAGGCCGGTCATGAAGTACAAGGACCCCGTCCAGGTACTACGAGACGCGATCACCTCAGCAACGGGGGCGCAGACAGTACGGGTGATCCAGGAGGGAAGCCTCCCGGACACATGGCCGATGCCGCTCGTTCACGTCTACGTGACTCAATCCCAGGACCTCGATTTCGAGCGCATCACCTCCGTCATTGTCGACGTGTATGCCAAGACCCCAACAGGGCCAGGCGTCGTCGGCGCGGAGGCGCTCGCGGACCAGGTCACGGATGTGCTGTCTGCTCGCCCTGTGGTGGGGGCGTCTGGCTGGGTTGACACGGTCGACGTGTCGTCCCGGCTGGGTGTTCGCGCTGCATACGGCGTCGTTGAGGTGGTGGGCCTCAGCGTGGAAGTCACTCAACGTCCCACCGACTAACCAAATCTGATCTGGAAGGGAAACCGATATGGCCGACACGACGACCATTGAAGCGCTGAAGAAGAAGCACAACAAGGCAAAGAACGTGCGCAAGGCGCTCAACGTTCTGGCCTTCGTCGCACCGCTCACGACCGCTGTCCCGGACGCGCTGACGGGAGCAAGTGGTGCGATGAAGGAACTCTCCGCGGACTGGACTCCGCTGGGAATCTTCACGACCGATGGCGGGGAGATCACGCCTGACGTGTCCGTCGACGACGTCGATGGCCTGGGCTACGCAGAGCCTGTGCGCTCTGACCTGACCAAGGCAACCAAGACGATCAAGCTCAACATCTTCGAGCTGTTCCGCAAGGAGATGCTGAGCCTGACGCACGGCATTGACCTCTCGCAGGTCAAGGCGAACGCGACCACGGGAGAAGTCGTCTTCGATGACCCGCTTCTTCCCTCCATCCCGGAGAAGCGTCTGCTGATCGTCGCCGCCGACGGCCCTGCTGATGACGAGTGGCTGATGGGCTGGTGTTTCACGCGCGCCAAGCTCGTCTCAATGCCGACGATCGGGCTCAAGGCGACGGACCCGATTACTGGCGACCTCGAATTCAAGGCATTCGCCGACGAGACCGCAGGCACCGCCTGCCGTAATTACTACGGCGGCTCGGCGATGCTGAAGCACCGGGATGTCACTGGTTTCAGCGTCTGACACATACTGCGGGCGGGGGCCGGGGACGTTCTCCCTCCGGCCTCTGCCCGCTACCACCCCCCCCAGGAGAACACCACAGGATAGGACAAGCATGGAACAGCTGACCTTCACGAAGACGATCAAGACGGACGACGGGAACGACCTCGTACTCACGCGAGTCACCGACGACGCAGCCGACGCGAACACTCTGCGCACACAGGGATGGGCTGAAGCCAAGCCCGAAGAGTCCGAAGACTCCACGCCGACGCTGCCCGCACCGCCCGCCAGCACCCAGCGCCGCGACAACTGACAAATAGCAACTAGGAGAACACCAATGGCAGACAAGATCACCCCCACCCTGACCCTAGCCGCCCTCAACGACCTCGACGGCGCAGCAGCAGCCACCCCGTTCACCTTCGGGCTCAGCAATCGCGTCGTGACCTTCCCGGACCCCCTGGGCCTGAGCCCCGAGGCCGGCGAAGACCTCCTCCTCGACCTTGGCGGCGGCAAGCGCGCCACCGAGGTTATCAACAAGTGGCTCTCGGAGGAAGACGCCGCATTCGTTACCAAGCATCTGACGCTGCGTCAGATGCTGCTCCTCCTGCGACAGGCGTCTACTCACTATGAGGCATCGCTCGGGTCCCTGGGGGAAGGGCGCGCCTCTACGACCGCCTGACGCGGTACGAGAGGCAGATCGTTGCGGACCTCGCGGAACAGGGCTGGGACACCTACGCCCTGTTCCGCGCCCGCCGATACCGATTCCTCCTGACTCTGATCGACGAGCTGCCCTCAACGAGCCGAACCGTCGCAGCGATACTCAACGACCCCGAGGTCGCAATCGAAACCGCGATGGCGATCGCTGAGGCTGAGGACGACGACGACACCGAGGCACAGCTCCGAACACAAACCCCCGAGGTCAGAGTCCTGCAGGACATCTTCGACCTGCTGGTCTCTGCCTTCGGAGGAAAAGAAACCTACCCACGACCCGAGAGCCTCACCGCGATCGCACTCGAGGACGCGCGCACGAGCGTCCGAGACCGCAGCGCCCACGAGGCGCTCGCGGCTCTCATGCCGGGGTGGAGTCCGCAAGAAACCTGAATATCTACCTGTAGGAGGTCTGCGTGGCTGGCGTGTATCAGGCAGGCACTGTCTATGTCGATGTGGTCCCCTCGATGCGGGGGTTCTTTAAGAGCATCGAGAATGCGACGGCCACGCAGCTCCCGCAGGTGGCTGGCGATGCGGGCAAGAAGTACGCGGAGAAATTCAAGGAGCAGGTCTCCGCGTCGGGCAAAGACCTCGTTAACGCGATCGCCGATCCTCTGGGCAAGTCAACGGCGCGCCTACGTCAGGAGGCCGCGCAGGCTGGGGCAGCCCTGCAGGAAGCGCACGCCAAGGTGGAGAAGTCCTCCTCGGCGCTCGCGAAAGCCCGCGCCGAGGAGGAGACTGCCGCCTCTGCGGTGGAGCGCGCCGAGCGTGCGCTCGCGGCCGCGCGGTCCAGCTCATCTGCTGACTCAGCGGCTGTTGCTCGTGCGGAGTCGGCGCTGGCCTCGGCGCGAGAAGCGTCAGCGGCAGCGAATAAGAAGGCCGACCAGGCGTCCGCGAATCACGCGGACTCGCTCCGCAAGGAGAAGGCCGCGTCCGACAGCGCGAAGGCCGCAACCGAGGCCCTGGACCAACGCATCTCGAAGGCCCCGTCCAACTGGGAGCGATTCACAACCTCGCTCAAGGGATGGGTGCGAGAGGCCGACAACGTCGAGCATGAAGCCCGCGAGGTTGATTCCTCGCTCGGCCTTGTTGGGTCCGGGGTGACCTCGCTCGGGGGACTCGTGACCTCGGCGCTAGGCCCCCTCGCGCTCCTGGGTGCGGCCGTCGGCATCGGCGGGGGGCGGACGCGCG